GGGTGTATTGTTAAATTAGAGAAGATTACTCTTTAGATTCCTCGACCACTTCTGCGTTGCCATCAATGATAGGTTTGAAATTCTTCAAAGCTTTTTCTAACATTTTATCTAACTCAGACTCTTCCAGGTTATCTAAGTTTTTATGCAGATGTAGGTTGGTATTATTTTGATAGCCGCCGGCTTTACCTCTAGCAACTTCAGCGTTGATAGCAGCGCTCCAGGCTTTTGACTCTCTTGCTTCATCTCTTAATTGGCCCAGTTCACCTAAGTGAGATTCCATGGTGATGTCATATTTTTTTAATTTTTCACTTCTTAACCTGCCTATGTACTGACTAACTAGAGGGTACATTGATGGGTTTTGAAGCTTACTTGCAGAGACATAGGCAGAATTAGGATCATAGCCCGCTTCGATAGCACAGTCGGTAGCAGTTTTCCTACCTTCACTTGCTACTACTAAATTAGCGAACTTGATTTGTTTTTCTGTAAGTCTTTTTGGTAAACCCATAACTTGCAATATAAATTATTTTTGGTATATGTTCAAGTGATGGTAACAGGAAAGCTATTAAGGAAAGTCTTAGATAAATTCTTAAAGTCACCCGTAGTGCAAGAAGCTAGAGTGCAGATTTGCATGCCCAATGGCGAGATGTTTGATATCAAGGATATTAAATTAATGGAGAACAAATTACTTGGCGTTCGGGAATCTCATAGATTAGTGATGACAGTTTATAAATCTAAGTGGAATATGGGTGAAGTCATAAAAAAAATTGATTAGCCAGAGAGTAACGGACTTAGCCTAAAAAATGATTAAAGGTGAGACTAAATTCTGGCATGAAATTAAGACGTTCAACACTAAAAATAATTGCGAATTATCATTTACACGCGTGGAAAATAGTGCTGCACATGGGACTCCTGATTTACTGGGCTACAATACTTCTGGCCACTTTTTTACCGTCGAATTGAAGTTAAAAAAAGCTAAAAAAATTTCTTTTTCTCCACATCAAATCGGCTTTCATTTGACTCATCCGAACAATAGTTTCATCATGCTAAAGGCCCTCGGTCCTTTAGCCATAAAACTTTATGAGGGAAGGTTTATAGAAGAACTAATTAAGGGGAAGGCAGAACCGTGTGCCACGGGTATGCTGTCAAGCTTAAAATTTTTACAAAAAGTTTAGCGTCCTATAATATCCTACACAAAAGTCAACGGACAAAGTGTCGCGGCCCGAGAGAAGAGCTTGTGGGCGGGGCCCGCCCGGGAAGGAAAAAAATTTGGCTTGTGGCCTGTTGCCTGTGGCCGTGGCCTGCTGGCGGTGATGCGTGCTTGCGGGCGGGACCCACCCAATTTTTTTATTTATGCTTGAGGGCTGGAGGAATACGTCCAGCCCTCACATATCCACCGGGGACGCGATTTCAGTCAACCAACCAATGGAATTCTTTTTAGTGTTCACCATAACTAATATTTTTAATTTTTGGATTCCAACATTTACGACAATCTAAACATTGCCCGCCCTGCTGCGGTGCTGGACATGTTGCCTTTTTTGTAACTACTGTTGAAGTGTTGGGCCAGCTTTTAATTGGTCCCTGATCAACCATTGGTGAAGAAATTCTAATTGTTAAATTCTTCGGCGCTCTTTGTAAGTGGTTCTTGATCCAGGCTTCTTTAGTTGGCATCCAATGGCGCCTTGTTGGCGTCCGTTTACATACTTCAAAAATTTTGTTTAAATGATCCAGGCTCTGAACGTCTCCTGAGTCGTGCCATCTAAAAACATCGGGCTTTTTATTATTAATTAAAGTTGTCATTGCGTGGACCCATAACTCATGTTTAAGGGCCTTCAATCTTCTGTATTGTGCATCTTGTACGATCTTAAAAACATAGCAGCCTTTTAAAGCGTAACAATTATTACAGACGCTGCCTTTTACATTTTGAAGCTTGCCGCCCGTGTTACACTCTTTTGCAGGAAGGCCAATTGACCATCCAGGCATTTTGCCTGGTTTGCTTAGGCCTCCTACTATCTCCCACGCTTGAGCCGTGTTTAATTCTTTCATAAGTTTAATATAGGATATTATAGGAATATGTCAAGCGTTTAAAAATTTTATTTTCAACTAAAAAGTGATTGACACAACATATAGTGGTTAGTGCGTGTGGGCGGGACCCTCCCTGTGGTTAGTGCTTGTGGGCGGGACCCACCCTAAAAAATAAAAAAGGCTTAGCCTGTTGCTTCGAGTACCTACCCATTCCTCGACATTTTAACGGTAGAATTAACAACAGGTTCCACGCCTGAGCGCATTGCTCGATCAGAACTCTGATCCCAGGTCACTGCCCCTCTTCGTTCCGGTAAAGGACCGATGGTTTAGGCTAGCCGAGTGCATTTAAGCAGTGACCAGGGATCAGCCTCGAGGAATTCTTAGGGTATCCTCGAGGCCTAGGATCCTTGCATCACCTAATCAGTGCAAGGATCTTAGCCCTGAAGGTTCAGACGAATTTATCGACCAGAGAACCTACAACCGCGGTCAGTGTTTGCCAGAGGTAGTTTAACTTAACTTGACAATACAAATCCACAATAACAGAATATCCTATAATGTAAAGGACAATATTGTCGCACCTTGTTTAGAATCGTTCCAATGTAGAGAAGAGCATGTGGGCGGGACCCACCCTAAAAAATTTCTACCTTTCTACAACCTGTGGTTGTGTTTTGTTGGTGCTAGGCATTTCGTCTGCAGCCTACTTACGTTTGTGCCTAGCAGATACACTATATAGGATAGTCCTATAAATACAAGGACATTATTGTCGCACCCCAGAGAAGAGCATGTGGGCGGGGCCCACCCTAAAAAAAGAAAAAATTTTTTTTAGTTTTTTTAAATTATTTGTTTGACAATTATCCTATAATTTCCTATAACAAATCAGTTGTAATAATAACTCAAACAGAAAGGAATACATTATGCAACCATTAAGAAAAGACCATGTAGACCACTACAAAGATGTTGTGCATGAAGAGTTTAATAGCGCGTCTTCATCTATTGAAAGTGAAATCCATATCAAAGCAAGTGAGATAACAGATAAGAAATCACCTCACTTTGCAAAGGAACTTGGGTTTGATAAATTAATTTCAGAACTAGATAAGAGAGTTAAAAAACTTCTGAAATTTCAAAACGAAAAGGCCAGAATAGAACATGACCTTGAGATTGAAGCTAGAAAAGTAGCTGAAAAAATTGAGGACAAATTTTCTGGTTTAAGAAGATATAGAAAATGGAATACTGATATGGATTCTATTAAGGTCAAGGAAGAAGACCCAATAGAATATGTAACAAAAAAATTAAAAAAAGTTTGTTACGAAGAAGCAGAAAAGCATGTCAGAAAAGGTCATAAATTATATCATGCACTTGGAAATAAAAGAAAAAAGTGTTTGAATATACTTTATACTGGAAGCCATATTCAACCAACATTAGTTGAGTTGAGTAAGGAAATGAAAACCGCTAACATTGAATTACAAATACCGAGTTCTTTATTAGCACTACCACCGAGCAAATAATGTTAAAAGCTATTTATTTTGCATTACATTTTGCAGTAATATTCTTAGGTTGTATTATTGCAATTCATTTTGACATGACACTTGGTTTATTAATCGCAGGAACATTTATAGTTAAATGGTGGTTTATGTTTCCGCAATTTGAAACTAGATCAAATAGACTTGATGAAAGTTTTAAAAGAAATAAACAAATGGAGTTTGATTTTGATAAATAAATAATAAACCTTGGCGCGTGTTCGGTGTTGCACCGATAAACACGCGCCACCGAAAAAAAATAGAAAAGAGCATGTGGGCGGGACCCACCCATATAAAAAAACAATATGTTGTGGTTAAGTTATCCACAGGCACTAAAATTAATTTAAAAATAATGAATTATTTTCTTGCAAATAAAATCCTATAAATTATATTACATTTAAATTAACTTAACGAAAGGAATACAAATGGCTTTAAAATATGATTACACAAATATCGCGGCGTTAGATTCACAACGTGGTATTTCTGAACAAGAGCATAATACGATATCAATGTTTGCATGGCAGTTGATGGCAATTGATGTTCAAGAGGTAACAGAAAAAAATGTAGAAGAGGTAGTTTTCAGATTACATTTTTTAAATAAACTTGGTTACGGATCTTTATTTAAAAAACCTTCTGCGCAAAAAGGTGTAGAAGATCAAATGAGTAGTTCTTATGTTGCCGCAAAACATTTTGATAAACCAAATCCAGAAGAGTTAAGAAAGTATATTAGATCAATGATCGGATATAAAACTAATGTTCTTACTAAATCTAGAGCCAAGTTTGTTAGAAGATGGGTTAAAGCATTTGAAAGGGATGCACTAGCTGATATCTAAATAAGCCAAACCCTATGCAAGAATAGCATTGCAATTCTTGCATAGGATATTGTAGGATAGTCCATGCAGAAACTGCATACCACTCTGGGTTGTGTAGAGAAGAGCATGTGGGCGGGACCCACCCGGGGAGGAAAAAATCTAGGGGTCCCAATAGGAATTACTTTTATGTTTCACGTGAAACATTTTTTGCGATCCCCCCTTTGGCTAGTAGGGGTCCCAGACATACACTATAGTGTTTGATTTACTCAGTCATTCAGATATAATACTTTCTACCCATATTGAATTATATGCTAACAGTACAAGATATAAATAAAATTGAAGATCCTATCGAAAGAAAAAAATTAAAGATACAGATCATACAAAGACACCAGAGAAAAGAGCTCAAACAAATCCGTACTAATTTTTTGACTTTTGTAAAAAAGATGTGGCCAGATTTTATAGAGGGGTCCCACCATGAGACTATCGCAGATAAGTTTAATAA